GCGCTATATGTAGCCATCGGGCCTGATGCGAAACATTGGTATTACCGCTTTGAAGAGTTCGGCGTGAAACCGCATGGTGTGAGACGCAAGCGGACGAGCAAACAAAGAACGAGCGCGATGTATCAGCACTTTAGCAAAGCGAAGATGAAACGAAGTTCGATCAATTCCGTGCGGCGCCTTGGATTTGCCACGCCTGCAATGGTATTCACGATCGGCGGCCAGTTGATCTTCACCCGAAAGGTGAAAGGCTTCAGCGCTCGTCCGTTCCTGCGACCGGCGGCGGACAGCAACGGCGAAGCAGCTAACCAGGCCATCGGCAAGGTGCTGAAGCGTGAAATCGAAAGCGCATGGAACCAATGAGTGAGCCGCCTGCAGACACCACCATTCAGGAAGGCCTGGTCGCTTACATGGCGGCCAATGTATCGAGCGCTGGAACAGGATATCCCATCGAGGTGCCGCAGGATGCAAGCTACCCAGCCTGGTCGTACCAGGTGATCGACGACAACCAGGTGCTGGCACACAACGGCGCAACGTACTTTCACATGGCGCGCATTCAGATCGACATCATCGCACTGGCGACAAGCGGTCTCAGCGCTTACGCAAATGGTCAGGCAATCGCGACCGCGATGCGTCAAAAGCTGGATGGATATAAAGGCAAGATGGGAACCATCCCGGTTGATTATTGCAAGACCACGTTGAACGATGACTGGGCAGAGATGCACAAGCTGCCCGCAGTGCACTTCGATGTGATGATCAATTACAGACTGACTTCGTGATGAGACTCCGACGATTCATATCGTCGGAGTAGCCAACGGCGGCAGGAAGCCGCCTTGGCTAAAAGGAGTGTTGATATGACAGCAAATGGTGTACATGGTGGTTTTGGTCTAAACGTTGAGATCACGTTGTTAGTCGGTGGAGTCCCTACGCTGACCACGGTGGCCAACGTGTTGGATGGCAGCGAACTGCCCGAGATAGAAAAATATCTCGTGGATATGACGCCTCACACGGCCAGCAGTGGCGATAAGGTGTGGGTGGACAGCGGCAAGAAGTCGCTGAACAGCTTCAAGATGGTGCTGGGCTGGGATCCGGAGGATACAACCCATATCGCCATCGTAAGCGAGTTTGGGTCACCGACGCCGTTGGAATTTGCGGTGATCTCACCAGGCGCAGAAGAGACGTTGAAGTTCAATGCGTTGGTTGGCAAGATAGGCCGCGTGACGAAACAGGAAGGCGGATATCAGTGCGACGTGACGATCCAGCCAGTAGGCGGATTGATCACACCATAACTTTGCGTCAGCGACTCGAGTCGCTGACGTAGGCGGTATGGGCCCGACGCCCATCCGCCTGAGGAGGCTCAACATGACACAGCAAGGTGGTTTTGGTTTAGTAGCGAAAATCTATATCACGTCCGCGCTGACGGCGATCACGAATGTGCTCGATGGCAGCGAAATGCCGGAACTTGAAAAGTATCTGGTGGATATGACGTCACACAGCGCGAGCGGCGGCTATAAGGTGTGGGTGGACAGCGGTAAGAAGTCGCTAAATAGCTTCAAGCTCGTATTGGGCTGGGACCCGGACGATACCACGCACCAGGCGATCCTGACAGCCTTCGCTTCTCCGACTGCAGTGCAGATGGAGATCGTCGCACCAAATAGCGCCGACACGATGACGTTCTACGCGCACATTCAAAAGGTGGGGCGCGTGACGAAGCAGGAAGGCGGATATCAGTGCGACGTGACGATCCAGCCGACGGGAGCGCCGTCATAGTATTGAAGATTTGCGATTGATGATTGTAAATTGATCGAGCTTACGGTGTCGGTGACAGTCCGAGGTCTGAAAGGCAAAACCTTAAAAACGACAGGCAGATGATCCACCGTTTATATACAAAAGGAAGGCCGAACTATGGACCAACAAATGAATGGATTGACGCGCGAGGAAATTTTGGCGATGGATGACCTGGTAATCGAGCCGCATCCGGTGCCGGAGTGGAAGGGACGCGTAGTATTCGTAAGATCGCTTTCTGCGCTGGAACGCGGAGAGATCGAAGGCAGCGCCGCACAGTTCAAGGAAAGCAAAGGACGCGATGCGTCGTTCGCCAGAACATTCACGGTCACAATGGCGTGGATGGGAATGTGTGACGCAAGCGGAGCGCGGTTGTTCCCTAAGCGCGAAGACGTGACGCAGCTCCAAACCAAGAACGCATCCGCCATCAGCGGGATCGCTGAGCATATCCAGCGGTTGAGCGGATTCAGTCCGGACGATTTGGAGCAAATGGAAAAAAACTCCGTGACAGCCCAACCCGAAAGTTCGCCTTCCGCCTAGCGAAGGAGTTGGGTATCTGGAACGTGGACGACATGCTGGCGCGCATGTCGTCGCACAGGCTGACCGAATGGATGGCATATGCGCAGGTGGAACCATTCGGCGATGAATTGATGGACGTGCATTTTGCCACGCTCGAAGCGTTGATCCGAAACGCTAACCGCGGCCAGAACGAACAAGCCGTCGAGCCGGAGAAATTCCGGCTATGGAATAACAAAAAGCACGTATTTGACCCGCAGGAATTCTTCGACCGATTGAAAACGGCACTCAAATGACGGTTCAGAAAAGTAAACCATGTCAGCGCTCTCAAATCTATTAGCCATACTTTCGCTCGATGATAATGACTTTCTCGCTGGGCTGAACAGCGCAGAACAGAGCACTGATTCGTTTGGATCGGACCTGGCGAGCATGGGCGGCGGGATCGTCGCGGGTGGATTGACGCTGGCTGCGAGCGCGATCGCGGCCGTTGGTACAGCCGCGTGGGATGCAGGCACGACCGTGCACAATGCGATGACCGATATCCAAGTGTCGACGGGCGCCACGGGTCCGGTGCTGGATAAGCTAAAAGCCAATTTCGACAACCTTTATTCGAACGTGCCATCCAAGGCATCGGATGTATCGGGCGTGATCAGCGCCTTGAATTCAAATTTAGGCATCGAAGGAACGCAATTAGATAATCTTGCCACCCCGCTGTTGAACGTCTCTCGGCTGACAGGCGGCGATGCCAAGACAAACGCGAGCGATTTTAGTAAGGTGATTCAAGCATGGCATATTCCGATTGACCAGGCGTCCGGCGATCTCGATCAGCTATTTGTGGCGTCGCAAAAGACTGGGGTGCCGCTATCCACACTGATCAGCGATGTGCAAACTGCAGGGCCCACAATGCAGACAATGGGATTCAGTTTTCAGACCACCACGGCTCTGCTAGCTGAATTCACAGCTAAGGGCTTGAACTCAACATCCATGCTGACGGCCTTACGCACAGCGTCCGATAGCTATGCAAAGCAACATATTCCATTACAACAGGGATTAGAGAAAACCATAACGGACATCCAGAAAGCAACCACATCAGGGGATGCCTTAGCCATTGCGGCCAAGACGTTCGGCGCGCGCGGTGGAACTGCGATGGTAGATGCCATCCGCTCCGGAGCATTCAACATCGATGATCTCACTAAAGCGATGGATAGCGCTGCGGGAGCGATTGACAATACCGCATCAAGCACCGACAACTGGTCGCAAAAACTGACGCTCTTTCAAAACAGGATCACGCTGGCGCTGGCCCCGATCGGTCAGAAGATGCAGGATGCGCTCGGCACGGCGATGGACAAGGTGGCAGCGATCTTCGAGCGGCCCGATATCCAAGCCGCGTTGACTGCGCTCACAACCAGCATCGGCAATTTCATCACGACCGCGGTTACCTATATTCCCGCGCTGATCAACGGCTTCACACAGTTCTTTTCATTCCTGCAATCCCACCAAGGGATTGTGGTGGCTGTGCTGGCGGCGATGGGCGTGGCGGTGGCAGCTTTCGGCGTGACGGTGGCGATCTCCATCGGTTCGGCAGTGATTGCGGCGCTGCCAGTCATTGCCGTGCTGGCACTGATCGGAGCAGCGGTATATCTGCTCTACGTGGCGTGGACCAACAACTGGGGCGGCATCCAGCAAGAGACGCAGGCCGTGATCGCGTTCATTCAGACTGCCATTTCCGGTGCGATGCAATTTTTCAGTGACCTGACGAGCGGCAAGCTGGGCGCGATCAGTATCATCTGGAATACGTTCTGGAAGAATATTCAAGCTTATGTAAATACGTTCATTGCGGATTTCCAAATTGCCATCCAAGCCTGGCAGGACTTGACCAGCGGGAACTTCTATGCCTTTGGCGAGGATCTGCGTCAGATTTGGGACAATATGTGGAACCTGATGTATACGATCTTGAGCAATGATATCAAAGCGATCTGGAACATCATCACAACGACCGATTGGGGATCGTTGGGAAGCGAGATCGTGAATGGCATTGTCAACGGACTTAAGAAC